CTTCCTCGACCGTCTCCTGCCACGCCTTGTTCCGCCGCTCCCAGTCTATCGCCGCCGCGACGTCGAACTCGTTTTCCGTGTGTTCGATGAAGATGAAATCTTCGCCGGCCTGCTTGCTGCGGACACGCGAAACGTACCAAGGCTGGCTCCAGCGTCGGTTTTCGGGAACATCGCAAAGGAACACGCCGTGCGCGTGGAGAAGGTTGATTAAGAAATCAACGCACCCCCCCAGCTCATCAGGCGAATTTACTTTTGCCGGGATGATTACACGATACTTCCACAGCTCGCCGGGAATGTAGCTATGCGACGTGTGAGCGCAGAAGGTCCAGCCATGCTGGCGCAACACGTCGGCGACGTGCGTAATGTCTGGCGCTCCGGGGATCACCTCTCCGGTGTCCGGGTCCATCGAGCTGTCGCCGTCTAGGATGATGAGCTGGGCGGATTTAAGGTAATCGTCTCCGCGCTTTGGTTCCGACAGATCGCCGCCGCGAATGTAATACGATCCGTCCTTCTCTCCGAATTTCGGAGAGCGCAAACGGTCCTTGAATCCCGACCACGAAAAGAGCTGCGCGCGCAGTTTCACGTCGGTCTTGCCGCCCGTGGCGCAGCCCAAAGTGATGCTTGTGGTCTCTGAAAACGGTCGTGCTACAATGTCAAGCATGGTCGCGGATGCCCCCCTTCCCGTCTGCGGCCCGGGGGCTGGATACTTCAAGTCTTGCGTTATCCAGCCCCCGTAACTTCTTAGAAAGCCTCGTCGAAATCGTCGGCGGGCTTCTTCGCAGCGGGAGCAGGGGTTGCAGCAGGAGCAGCCGCAGCCTGTTCGCTCATCTCCTTGGGCGGAGCCACCCACGAGACGATTTTCATCGTAGGAGCCTTAAAGCGAAGCTCGCCCTGCGGCGTCACGATTTTGACAGTCTCAGTTCCGGCGAACTCGACAAGCGGGAGTTTGCCGGCGTTGGCCTTCACGCCTTCCAAATATTCGTCATGCAGACGATTGACGACACGAAGCACCGTTTTGCTCGTCGGCGTAAAATCCCTCAGTCCATGCTCCTTGAAGAACATGCGCAGGACGACGGCTTGCTTGTGGTCTGGCGAGGGCTGCGCCGGCATCTTGCTGCCAACCTTCGCCATGACCGAATTATAAGACGGCGTGAACGTCAGCCAGCCGACTTGCAGGTTCTCGAAATCCATCACAGCGCGAACAGGCATCGGGACTTCGATGTCAGTTTTTTCCCACGTTCCGTCCGATTGTGGGTCTCTGTTCACGACGATCAGATCGCCCGCCTTCGCGTCGAACTTGATCGCCGGCACAAACTTGCTGCCGCCGGTAGCGGTTTCGAGATTCATTCCCAATGCCATTTTTACTCTCCAGATGTTTGCCACAGAACCCCCCGTGGCCGGGATTAGTGTTTGACCTGTTCCGGCCATTCAAGCTCACCGTGCGCGATCATCTTCGCAAGCGACTGTTGAACGCTGATTTGTAAAATGTGCATGATCTGCGCGGCGTCGGCGTGATCGGATGCAGCTTGAGCCGTGATCTCCGCAACGAGCGCCACGACAGCTTGTAAGCAAAGCTCCGCCGGCTGGCCGTCCAGAGCCTCCAGAAGCGCCTCCGCAAGAGTGATCGCCTCCTCGCTGATCTTCTCGAATTCGCCGATCATTTCGACACCAACGCCGTTGCGGCCCACCACGCCAGAAGGCTTGCATCCGCCCGCCCGTCATCCTTCACGCGCTTGAAGATGTCGGCATATCCGGGGAACAATTCAGCGGCGCGCGCTCTGTTGCCGTCCTTGCCGCCTCTCGTCCCGACAGCCTTCTGCCATCCCTGCGGCGAGATGTAAGAAACGGGGATTTGCAGCGCCGACAACACGCCCTCGATCATTCCGACACCGCGCCCGAATTGGAACATAGACGAGACACCTTGCCCCGGCATTGCGCCGACCTTCTCCACAATGGCGATGCGGGGAGCCCACGCGCGGATTTCTGCGGCGAGCATCTGCGGTGAGATTTCTTCCTTCTGCTTGCTGCCGCGCGTGACTTTCACGGTTGGCATGTCAACGACGCGAAGCGTTCCAGCCTCGACATCGAAGAACGCAAGAGCGCCCTTTGCGCCGGGATCAATTCCGAGAATCATGCGACCTCACTTCCAGCCGCATCCCCAACGCGCCCAAGAGCTTGATCGCCGTGGACATATTGATCGACGTGGAATTGTTCAAAGCGTTGGGCAAGGTAGCGTGAGAGACGCCAGACTTAGCGCATAACTCTCGATGCGACATGCCATGGGAGATGCGCTCGCGGTCAATCGCCACGTTCAAATCCTGCGGAGATTTTACGATCATGTTATGACCCGAACGCATTTTCAGGCATGGCCCAACCGGGAAGCCCGATCTCGCAGACGCGCTTTGTGTAGGTTCGCTCCGCGTTGCCGTCGATCACATGCCGATAAGCCTTCGCGGCTTGCTCCATCTGCTTGTCGCCAACCCAGAGCGCGTCTCGGTTCAGAACGTAAATCCCCACCATGTGCGGATATTCCGACTCGACGGCGATGAAGACGAACCGATCAAGCCGCGCGTCGTGGACCCGCTTAAACCCCCGCGTATAGTGGGCAGCCTGCATATGGTACTTGAACGACGCTATCTGCCGCGAGAAGCCCTCCGGGCTCGCGTCCTGACAGGTCTTGACGTCGAAGATCGTCTGATCCTTCAGATAGTCGAGCCGGGCCTTGCATTGGACGCCGTAGGCTTCCCAAAGCAGCGTTGCTTCCGCCTTGCCGCCGTGGACTTCCGCCTTGAAGAACTCGTGGTCACGGACGGCTTCTGCGATCTGCTTCGCGCGCTCGTGCTGGTAGTAGTCGATGACGCATTTGTCCTTGTTCTCGTCTTCGAATTCCAGCGCGGCTTGCTTGCCGATAGTCGTGCGCTTGTCAAATTTCGGCATCACCGCGATCTCGGCCTCGAATTTCTCGGGCTCCAAAATCATCGTGTGGACGGCTGTCCCAAGGCGCATCGCCGGCGTAGGTTCCTTGAAGGTTTCCTTCGCTGCGATGTAGTGCGCCGGCGAGCGCAGGAGCGTCTTAGCCCCGGATGCCGAAAGCGCCTCGATCTTGTGGTACTCAGACGCGACAAGATCGTCTATCTGTTCAATTCTCATTTGAGCCCCCGCCCGATTTGTTCATGCGCAACGCTATCACGACTTCTATTTTTTTTAACGATCTCTCCCCATCATTTCGCCAGCATGAACAAGCCGACGTTTGAGAAGGCATATCCCGTGTAGGCGATTGCTAGACCCTGATTTCCGCTCATGTATTGCTCGACTGCAACGTAGGCGTAGATCAGGCCGGTAATGATGATTAGCCAGCCGCTCATTGGGTTTTCGTAATCATATATTCGCAGTAGCCGTCCACGATCTTCTGCGTCAGCACGCCGCGCCCAGTGATGTGCATCGCCCAAGCGAAATCAGCAGTCGCCCGCGCGTCATTGTCGCCCTTGGGAAGACGCTGCATCGCAACCGACTTGTCGCGTCCCAGCTTGTACTTGTAGTAGACCTTTCTGGCGCTCGGGCGCGCGTTCTGAAACCAATCATCAATCTCATGCAGCTTCATAAATTCCATCTTAGCCCCCTGTGGTGGTTGGATGAGCCAGAGCGCGACTCACCCTTCCCGTTATAAGCGATGACCCTTCGGCCCCCGTGTTGTGACTTGTCCGGGGTTAGCTCTCTACTCGCTTCTCGCCTATCTCAAAGCTTCGTTGATGTCGTGCTGGAGAACCGCTGACGCCATGCAAACTTCCGAAAGAAGCATGTCAGACCATCCCGCGTTCACCGTCTCGTCTTTCTTGTAAACGATCAGCACGACGCCTTTTGTGTCCTCAATCTCCGCCAGCGCTTGATGCAGCATAACCTCCGGCGACAGCGGTGTTCCGGGCATTGTTACGATCTCCACCATTATTTCTTCCCCAGCGCAGTGCGGGCCAATTCGCCACAAACCGTTTCAAGGCAGTGTTCGTTGTCGTATTTGTCTGTGGAGAGCTTTTCGCCAATCTCACGAAGCGCCGCCTCCAGCTCCTCGATGCGTGCATCCTTGAGGCGCTTCTCGGCTCCCAACTTCTCAATGCGGTCTGCGGCCTCCATCATAAAAACCCACGCCGGCGGCATCACAAAGCTGGCCGGTAAGCCTGTGCAGAAATCCCGCATTTGCTCCACGAAATCATCGCTCATCTTTCCCCTCCAGCGCAGCAATCGTTTGTTTTGTTTTCTCTGAGACCATCAATGCCCAATCAGCCCGCGAGACGTATCCGCACAGATCATCTAGCGCGGCTTCCAGCTCCTCGATGCGGTCGTTCCTGCACTTGTGCAACCAAGCCAGCTCTCTAAATGCGTTATAGATTTCCAGCGCGGTCGAATAGTCATAGGTCATGACATCGCGGCCTGAATACATGCCAGCACATAGCAAATTCAGCGCCTCCTCAGTCGTCAGATTTGCCATCCTTACCTCCCGGCCACAACGGCAGACTGTCCATGCCAAGAACTTCGCGGGCCGGCCCAACCATATCGTAGAGCCCCCAATCTTCAGCGAACTTGACCATCTGCCGCAGCGCCTCTTCGACCTTCTCGATGTGGTCTGCGGCCCTGTGGGCTGCTTCGTAGTGGAGAGGATAGTTTTTTAGTTCCTTCACCAGATCGTCCATTGTCACCTCGACCAAAAGAAGAAGCGTCACCCTGAGCCCCTCGATCTCCCGCGCCGCAGCGCCGTAAAGCTCATACTCGTCTGGATGCGCAAATGCGTAATGCTTCAGCCAGTCTAGGATGTCACCCATCGTAGTCCTCCAGCGTATAGGCCGGAACAGCCGGAGGGCCCTTCATGCGAGCAGCAAGACAGCGCACACGCATAGAGTTCAAATGCTGGCGGACTTGTTGCACTAACCCGGCCTCAAGAGCCTTGGTCGCCTCCATCGCTTCGTCAGCCGCAGCCTCAAACTCCGCCTTCGTAAAAGCGATATATCGCTCCAGATCGTTTGCGTAAGCCTCGACGCCGTACAGCCGCTTACGACCTAATTCTATTGATTCCTTGACCTTCATATTCAGCCCCCCAGAGCCGAGCGGGCAAGGCCCCCGCAAACCTTCGATTCGGAAAACAGGCATTGTTCTTCACAGTCGCAAGCATATTCCGACAAGGTCAGCCGAAGATCGTCTATGACGCTCTGCATCCTTTTGTCTGCATACAGCCGGTCGTCATAGGCCAGCCGCAGCTTGCGCTCGACATTCTCCAGATGACGCCTTGTCTCCCGCAGCATCATCTTTAGGTCGAGTAGATCGTTCGTTTCGACGGTCGTCTGGTGCGTGTGCCTACCGAACGTCAGCTCGTCTAACTTTCCGATTGCTTTTTCCAGATCCATTTTGGAGCCCCCTCCAGTTGTAGAACCCGCGCAAGAAACAATTATTCATCTCGGCATCGTTGCGGACGCCAGCCTCGACGCATTTTCCCATATACGCGACACCCACCATCGAACCGTATTCCAGATCGAAAAGTCGGCTCGGATCGAAACCCATACCCCGGGCAGTGGACGGTAGAACTTGAAAGACACCACTAGCTCCAGAGACTCGGTTACGGGCCGCAGGATTGAATGACGACTCGCGCCGCGCTTGATTGAGTGCGACCACGACCCATTTCTCCCCCAGTCTTTCACGGGCCGTTCGAGCAACGACTTCTTGCGCCCGCCCGACCGTGTGAACCTTTGCTTTCTTCTCATATTGTCCCCCGAAGAACGCAGTAGCCGGCTCAAGATCCGCATAGGCTGGTGTTGATGCGAGCGCCAAGACGATCAAAAACCTCATTCGCCAAGTTCTCGTCGGATCGCGGCAGCGCCAAGAGGAAGATCCGCCAACATCCCCAGCGCGCTCATATAGGTGTCGAGGAGCGCTTCCTCTTCTGCTCGCTGGGCGGCGTCCTTCTTGCGCATTGCTACGATCTTTCTAATTGTCTTTACGTCAAACCCGTTTCCCTTGGCCTCGACGTAGATGTCCTTGATGTCTGCGGCCAAGAGGGCGCGCTCGTCTTCCACCTTCTCGATGCGCTCAACGATGCTCTGAAGCTGATTGTTCGTCATGTTCTCTCTCCAGTTCTCTAATCACCAATTCCACATACCCTTGTTTATCCTTCCAGCTATCAAGCTCCTTCGGGTCTCCGTTCAAGATCCGAACCGTCTTCATAGCGTCCATAATCAGGCTGATCTTCATGTATGAATCCAGCAGATTCCAATTCTGGCTCGCCGCATACACCATCAGAATCCCGTCCAGCAGCATCGCCAGATCTCGGTACTCCCCGTACTTTTCTCCCCTTTCTTGGACGAGGTCCCTCGCCGATTTTGTAAATTGCATGTTCATATGCCCCTATTGCGTAAATGATCGTGGTGTGGTCGCGGTCCATCAACCGCCCAATCTGAACTGACGATAACCCCCTGCGATGCAGCAGATAGGCGACCTCAAAGCGGGCGAAGACGATTTTCTTAAGACGGGATCTGCCCAGCACGTCCGCTGCGTCAACCTCGTACTTCTCGCATACAGTCCGAACGATCTTCCTGAAGTAATCAGGGCCGCGAAAGATTGCTGCGGGATCGTTGCGGCGGGTGGGCTTAACGCGGAAGATCGGAATAGGCTTAGGCTCTCCGAGCTTCTTAGGCGCGTTGGTGATCCGGGCGCGGACCTCGCGGTAGTGCTTGGCCCAGTCCATCAGTGATACAGCCCCAGCAAGTCGCTCTTAACAGTGTTAAGAGACTCGCCGTAAACGATGCTGCCGTGAACGGATAATCCGCGATAGATGCGCTGTCCGCGCAAGCCGAGGTAGGACCGCTGAATGTAACCAGCTTCCTTACCAAAGTAGAAAAGCGTCCACGTCTTGTCCTTGTTTTGGACCAGCTCGATTGGATTACTCATGGTCGTCTCCCTTCTTCCAAGCGATGAGGGAGGCGATGCAGAGCAAGAGCGCAGGCGCAAAGACGAATATGGTAGCTGCGATTAACAGTGTCATTTGACGCCCCCTCGGTAACGTCAATATTTATAGTCACAAAGCCGAGGGGCTGGCAATACCAAAAAAACCCAAAATGGGTTTAGTCCAAGAGGCCGCTTATCCCAGCTCCCGGCGACACCGAAAGTCTGCGCAGCATCTCTTCTTCTTCTCTCGTCAAAGCGCGCGGGCGCTGCGAGATCCCCAGCATCACGTCACGCGCTCTTTCAGCGGCAGCAGTGGTCCGTGCGGTCGCGCCTCGCTTACCGACTTCGCCTGCGGCGACTGCGGCTGCGCCAAGCACCGGATTGATCGCGCCCATACCCACAAGGACGCCGCCGCTGACGATGCCGCGAGGAGCCAGCTTGCCCATCATGCGCAGCGCATTGGTGGTCACGTCGCCCTTGGCGACCGCCTCGATTGCTTGCTGCTCTTCGGGGGAGAACTTGCGCATCTGCTTCTGGTTTTTGGCAAGCTGCCGGAACTCAGTGCGCAGGGCGTTTTCCATCCCGGACGCCGAGTAGTTAGGAGCGCTCAACTCAGCACGACGGATCAGCTCTTCAATCTTCGACGCCTTCGCCTGCTTGCTCCAAAGACCGCGTGCGGTCTCGAAGGCCTCAATGCTACCGGCTGCCTGATCTTTCCCGATTAGAACGCCGCGCTTGGGGTCGATGCCGGAGATGAAATCATCGAGTCTCCCCGTCAGATCTTGCGCCATCTTGCGCTCAGTGGCCGACGCGGATTCTCCAACCTGACCGAATATCTTACGGAGGTTGTCAAGCTCATTAAGAGAGACGGGTCGCCCTTCGAGATCGCTTATACGCTCAAATGCACGCGCAACCCTCGGCTGGAGAACCGGGTCAACGGCCATGTCCTGCGCCATCTGACGGGCCGACTTGCTGAAATCGGTGAAGGTCTGAGGCTTGAGGAGAATGTCGGCAGAGCGCGCGAGATCGTATTGCTCATTCGCCTGCTGCCGCAGCATTTGCGGAGTGACGTTCGACTGCTGGCGCGTCATACGGGACACAAGGGGAGAAAGAGCCGTCGCGACACCGCCGCTGACAGCACCGCCCAGCATTGCGCCGAGTTGGGCTTGCTCCATCTTCTTATCCGTTCCGGCCTGACCTTCAAGACCAGTCGGGGTCGCGATCCCTTCAGCCGCACCGCCAGCCGCACCAGCTCCAGCCGCTCCGCCGATCCTTTGCAGGGCAGCAGGGATATTTTGCAGAGCCGGGAGCCGCGACATCGCAGCTTGACCAAGCATGGTTGCAGCGCGTGCGCCGGCGGCATAAGGGACCATTGAGCCCGCGAATTTGCCGGCCTCCTGCATCCCGGGGATACCGACGCCGCGAAGCGCCTGAGTAGCCCGCGCAGAAGCATTGCCGCCGTATTCAGCCGGGAGCAACTCGCCAACGCCAGTTCCGATCTGGGCCGCACCAGAAGCCGCACCCGCAGCGCTTTGTCCGATCACGCGAGCCGCGTTCTGCAGCTGCTCGGAGTAGGGCATCTGCGTGCGTTGAGGCTCCGCCTCCGTCGTCCCCGTCGCGTTGCCCATCGGGTCGAAAGACATGGTCTGGGGCGGGACTTCCACAGGCCGGCGGCGCTCTTCGAACTGGTCGAATGGATTGGCTCTAGAGTCGAACTGGTCAAACGGATTAGCCATTTATTTCCCCAGCACAGAGTCAGATGCGCCCGCGCCATACTTCTCGTCAAACTGCTTGCGCAGATTTGGATTTTTGCGCAGGAACTCAATCGCATTGGGAGGGATGCTTGCGGGAGCAGACGCGGGTCTGGCCGGAGCGGCTTCCTGCGCGGGCGATGCGCCCGCCTGTTGCCGCTCTCTGGTCAGACGCTCAGGGCTGAACTTAACGCCGTAATCACGCTCATACGCGCTCTCTCGGATTCCCTGATACTTCTCAAGTATGGTCTTAACCTCTCCAAGACGAGCGCGAACAATCTTGGGATCTTGGAACTGGTCAAGGCTCCCAAGAACGGACTGTAGGTAATTCAACTCTTGCACCGCGACCTGACCGAGAGCGCCACCCGTAGGGGAAGCATCGCGCATTTTCTGAAGCTCATCGAAGCCGATGTTGGCTTTGATGGCTTCGATGTCGCGCCCTAGATTGTAAGCATCGGTCTGGGGGACACCAGAAAAGACCTTCCCGCCAATGCCAGCACTCGTGTTGCTAACCTTGGAGAGCGCATCATTTATAAGTTGACCGACCCTCTGCGTCTGCTCGCGGCGAGTAACGAGGCTCAACTCGACGTTTGGCTGCGCTGAAATTCTTTCTGCGCGGGCCTTCGCCAGAGCTTGCGCCTCCGCGACAGCTCCGGGCTCACGCAGCTTCTCAACCAAGGTCGCAGAGGCCGCCGCACGCTGCGGGTCGCCAAGCTGAATGATCGGGTTCCGAGCTATGCGCTCCGCCATGCTTTGACTAGCAGCCGCGCTCGATGCCTGTGGGGGCAGGCGAAGACCATCGCGACCGAGGATGCGGGCCGCTTCCGGCGTCAACCCAAGAGACTTCAGATTTTCTGGAGACTTGACCCACTCATCGAGAGACTTATTCTCGCTTAGAACGCGCGACTTCTCAGCAAGCTGCTGACGCATAAGGTTTGTCTGCGCAATCTTGAACATCTCGGACTGCATGTTGCCGCCGACATTCCCAAGCTGGGCGAGATACTGGGCGCGCTGAGCCGGCATTTGCTTTTGGCCTGCGGCCAAAAGAGTTGCGCCAAGCTGGCCCAGCGTTCCATACATCAGCCGCTTGCGGTCAGCATCGGACAGCATCGACATAGAGTCGGGCGTCTGCCCTTCTGCCGGCGCGGAAGATCCGCCACCAAGCAGACCGGACAGCCAGCCGCCAAAACCGCCTTCTTCTTCGGCCATAGTAACCTCTATTCGTCGTAGGAGTCGGGTTGCGAATTTGCCGCGAGAAGCCCTTGGGCCTCCTGAGAGTTCGCAATCGCAGAGATAAGCCCGCTGATGTCAGCCCCCGGCTGCGCTGCTTGGCTCTGCCAATAAGCAAGCCCCGCCGCGTCTGGAGCCCTTCCGTCTAGATACTTGCTGTACGAGTCGTAAATCCAAGAATCGTTATATGTCGGAGTGCTTGACCCGCCGCCCAGAAGACCGCCGCCAGACGTTCCGCCACCCGTGACTGGATTATACCCTACGCCGACGTTAGTTACGCCACCTCCGGTTCCAGTCTGTGTCGCCTTCTGCGCAATCTGGGCGTCGGTAAGAGCCTGCGCGTTTGCAGAATCACGAGCCGCCGCAGCCTGCAACCACGCGGGGAGCTGGATGTTGCTGATGTCCAGACGTTGACGAGGTGCAGCGATCTGCTGGAACGTGGACGGCATATCGGCAGGGTTGAACTGGTAAGTCTGCGAAGGCAGGCGGGACTGGTAGTTCAACGACTGCAAGAATGTGTCGGCCAAAGATCCCGGAGAATACGTCGGCGAGGGAGAGCGGACATTGCTGTAATCGACAGTTGGCTTAACCTGACCGGCGAACCCCTGCGAGCCGAACGGAACCTCTCTGATGCCGGCCCGCTCAGGCCCCTGCGACTCGTAATAGGTTCCCGCCTCATTGGACTGGCGCAGATTGGCGAGAACCTGATCCGTCGTGAGCTGACCGCTCGTCAGGAGGCCAAGCCAATACTGGCGACCGGCTTCGTCTGGCGCGCGACCAAACAGAGTTTGGTAATTAGAGTTCAGCCAAGCGTTCGCAGCGTCCGCCGACATGCCAGTAGGCGCTAGGGTCGTTGGCTTCTGCGGAGTCTGGGTAGAGCCACCAAGAAGCCCTCCCTGCATCGACTGATATTCAGGCGACTGACGGAAGTTCTGCGCGATGTCCGAGAGGTTGGCCTGACCAGAGCCAAGGATGCCGGACCAATATTGGAGACCGGCGTCGTCTGCTGGGCGCCCGAGGATGGATTGGTAAAGAGCCTGAAGTTCTTCCATGTATCACCCCAGAAGTCCGCGAGCGCGCTGGCCGGGAGGGATCTGCCGCGTGTCTTGACGGAGGAAAGGATTCACCGCGCCGGCTGTGCCGGGAGTAAAGTTAATTGAGAACGGGAGGCTATTTTCACCTTCCAGCCGCCGCATCGCGCCAGCCTGCCCCGAGGCCGCATCGGCTTGCATATTAGCAAGATTGTTTTGCTGGCCGTAATACTGACGCAGAAGGCTCGTCGGATTGAACACACGCTGGGGATCACCCTGCCCGTTATATCCGGCGAAGTTAGTCATAAGTTTATCTATACGAGACTGAGAAAGGCCACCGGGCTGGAAGTTAGCGGTGTACTGGTTGCCCTGCCAATCAAAAGTCTGCGTCGTCGGGGACGTAATTGGATTGTAATAGGGGTTACGTTCAGCGGCGCGGCCATCACCTATTCTAGGATCAGGACGGTTGTAGGTGAACGGAGATGTCCCGTAGGGGTTCGAAACCGGAGGCGTCACGCCAGCATCGCCGGGGAGGTAGCCGCCGGTCTGCGGGGCCTGAGGCAGAGGGAGATTACCGCCGGTCTGCGGGTTCACCATGGATGGGTCAGGCAGCGGAAGATTACCCCCCGTCTGCGGGTTCAGCATGGACGGGTCGAACGGAGGAAGCGAACCACCCGTGGTCGGAGGCGGATAGGTAGGATAACGCATGTCGTCGCCGTACCCATTGCCGCCAGCGGGATAGGTAGGCGTCAGCATGTCGTTGCCATAGCCGGCTCTCATGGGGTTGCCACCGCGAGTGCCAAGAGAACCGAAAAACGGCGTAGCCATATGCTTACTCCTTAACCCAAAAGACCAGCGAAGAGATCGTCACGCCATTTACCGCGAACAGCGGGAGGAGGAGGCGCGGGCGTCCAAGTTTGCTTCGGAGCCCCCGCCGCCATCAAGGCCGCACCAGCCGAGGCAAGACCAGCTAATTGAGACGCCGTATTCCCGGTTGATGGCGCGTAATTGGTGAACCCATAATCAGAAGCAGCCGCTTGCAGCGTCTTTCCGGGCTCGCCTGAATATCCGGGCTCAGAAGATTCAGGATATTTTCGCGTGTCTATGCTCATCTTAGACGGAACCCGCGCCTGACCCAATAGCCCACCAGTCGCTCCGCCTAACAAACTTTGCCCGAACTCGCCCCACGTCTGCCCATCAGAAGAGGCTACTTGCTGTCTTGGGGCAGAGCCTCCACCACCGAATTTAGCCATGATCGAGTTGGCGAAATCGGAGCCCGACTGGCCTTCCTGTCCGGCGTTCCAAAGAACCTCTCGTTTTCCGACGAGGCTTGTGGCCGGCTCCTGCGAGCGAAGAAGTTTAAGCGCTCCTCCAGCACCTTGCTGATGCGCAAGATAGAGTTGAGCAGCAGTAGGGCTTTCTATTCCGGCCTTCTCAAGGATAGCTCTATTGTCAACAGCGAGCCTTGCAGCGGCATCTGCCGACTGTTGCAAATCACTAGGGTCTTGAAGACCATACTGTCGAGCGGTTCTCGGTACGAATTGAAAGTGCCCAGCCGCCCCTGAGTTGGGGTTCAGCATGTTGCGGCCAGAGCCGCTCTCGATTTGCCACGTCCGATTGAGAAAGCCGGCGGGCAGCTTGTACTTCTCCTCAAGACTGGCGAAAAGTTCTGCCGGAGTCATTCGCAATCCCATTGTTCTTTGATTGCACCGTCGATCTCGCAAAGGCGGTCCCACACGATCTTTTGCCTGTCGCGGGGAAGGTTCAAGATGCGGCGCATGTTGTCATCGAGATACGCGGTGCAGTCCCAGCAGTCGCGACCTGTTTTCTCGCCGTCCTTGTAACCCGGGGCCAATTCAGCTCCGACCTCTTCCAGATATGACATCACCTGATCGTCGGTCCAATCTTGGATCGGCATTTCAAACTTCACGCCGGCGAACTGGAGGCCGTCCGTCGCAAGAGACTTGCGCCTGTCAGCCTTACGCTGCCCCTTGATGATCGTCTTGACGCCCAGATCGACCGTCCCTTGGAAGAGGGGCAGCCAGATGTTCTTCGCGCAGCACTCCAGATAAGACTGCATCAGCGGGCCGGTGTTGCCGGTGATCGTCTTCCCCAGATGCGTGTTTGCAATCGGCAGGACATCGACAGGCCAGCCGTTTTGCAGAATATCCGCCGGCTGGTTCGACTTAAGATGGACGAAATGCGGAAGGCGCTCCTTCCAGCCCATCATGTAGTCGCGGGTCTCTTGATAGGCCGCTCCGGTGTCCAGCCAGACAACGTAGATCTCGTCCCACCTGTGCTTGTTGAGATACAGGCACGCGAGGCTGTCCTTGCCGCCGGAGAACTGAAGAGCTGTGTCTATCATAGCGAAGCAAGGGTTCCGAGAATTGAAGCGGCAGAGGACGCAGCGCCAAGCCCCGTCAGCAAACCGCTGCCGGAAGGTCCGGGGCCGGTCTGCGTGCTGGTCTGGCCGTAGGGCGTGATGCCAAGAGCCTGCAACGGAATCTGGAGCTGCTGAAGCGGGAACTGCTGCTGCTCTCTGTAGGCTTGTTGCGCTGCGTCCAACTGAGACTGCTGCTGCTGCTGAAGCGCGGTGTAGCCGGCAAGAGCGTTCTGGAGGCCGCTGTAGTACGATTCCTGACCAGCGCCAGCGAGGTTGCCAAGAAGCTGCGCGCCGGAAAGACCAAGGCCAGCGCCCTGAAGACCCGCAGCCTGATTGAGCTGATCGGCAGACATGCGGCGTCCGATGTCGGTGCTTGCCGCGTTCTGGGCCTGCTGGAAGTTCTGGTTGTACAGGTTGGCCGCAAGTTGAGCCGCCTGCTGATTCGCCGCAGAGTTGACAACGCCTTCTTGGATCGCCTGACGGGAGCCGCCAAAGGCGCGAGCCCGGATCGCATTGTCGGAAGCCTGATTGAGGCCCGTCATCCGCTGCGCGTTTAGAGCGTCGAGCGACGTGTTGATGACGTTCTGCGTATACGGGTTCATGTAGGGAGACAGATCAGTCTGGGCGAGCTGGCCGGCATCCACCATGCTGGGGGAATAGTTGCCGGCGTTCGCAGCCATGCTCTGAGCATAGGCATATCCGGGCTGGCTCATCGCCGCATTGTTGCCCATCGCCCCAATCGTGGAGAGCTGGCCAGCGTTGATGTCGGCTACACGTTGGCCCTCATACGGACCCTGCATCGTGCGCGACACGTCATAGGCCGCAGCAAGGTTTCGCTGACCCGCCTCCTGCACCCACTGCGGGATTTCTGTCTTGTTGACTACCGTTTGAGTTCCGCCACCACCAGACATATTGAAGCCCTCAATTTAGGTCGAAAGAGTGGACGACCCATCTTTTCTTCCAGCCCGGAGTCGCAACTTTTTGCCACCCCAATCTACCACCACCGGCCACAAAGTCACAGCTCTGGTCCTTCCCAAACTGCAACACTTGCGCCTCTAAATCCTTCAGATCCTTCAGCCGGCCCGCCACAAGAAAGATGCTGAGATAGCGCTTCTGCGGAGCCTGCTTGATCTCGGTGATGCAGACTGCCCCGTCATTATAGAAGATCTGCATCTCCCCCATCGACAACGCCTTGGCGACATCATCGAACGTGTGAGTCCCCAGACCGTGATCCAGCGCCTTTTGTATTCTGTGGATCAGCCAGTCGTGCATTAGTAAGGCGGAGCCCCCGACTGACCCAAGGCGATAGAGGTCGTCACAAGGTTGCCAGAGTTATCAACCGACACCTTCCAAACAGACCCGTTTGGCGCTTGGAGAAGAACCCCATCGACAGCCTCCAGCCGCGTCACGTTTTGCTGCTGCACGCGGTCGAGAAGCGAGAAGGAGTACCGGAAATATTCGCGGTCGTAGCCGGCAGGAGGCGTAGGGAGATTGAGGTTCATCGCCCGCCCTTCGCCACAATGTCAAGCCTGAGCTTGCCGATGGACCACTCCGCGTCTTCCGTCGAGACGATCTTCACGCGGAAGTCACGGCCCGTCACGCGCATGTCGCAGTAGCCGTCAGATCGCGGCGTGAACGGTCCACTCGTCGTCTCGGTCCCATCAGGCGTAAACGAAGAGAACACCGTCAACGCGGTCGAGTCGTACCCGTACCCGCTATCTGTGATGGCCTGTCGCACGAAGGTGACGTTGTTGCCGTTTTGGATGTTAATGGATGAGGTTTCGGCGTAACGCGAAGTCGTGATCGGAACGCCAGCCGCCGTCCAGCCGCTCTCATGCTCGAATATGTCGTTCACGTCGTCGGATGCCAGCGGCAGCTTGAAGACGCCAGCACCGCTCCCCGCAGTCCTCGTCATTGAGCCAATCGTCCACCAGCCCTCGGCAT